GCCATGGCTCACTCCCCGCGGTTGGTCTGGATGTGGAGGTTGAAGCCGTAGATGCCGTTGCCCGAGAGCACCAGCGTCTCCTGCGGAACCATCACGCCGTACGCCGCATCGATGAGGTGGCCAGCGCCTCGGTTGAGCGCCACGGCCACGTTCGCATCGGTGAAGGACACACCGGTCACCTCGCAGTTGGCCGCGGTCGGCGAGGCCGCAGTCAGGGTGTTCTTGACCGGCAGAGCCAGCCCGAAGCCCTTGTAGTGGGTCGCCGATGCGCCGTTGATCTGCGTGCCAGCCGAGAGGCCGGCAATGGCGGTCGCCGCGATGCCCAGCGAGATGGTGTCGCCACCGCTCGACGCGGTGCTCGCAGTGATGATCGCCGAAGAGACCGTCTTGAAGGCGTTCCGCGTGAAGTAGGTCGTCGCGGTACCGCTGGCCTGCGCCATCGGAACGTCCTCGGTAATCGGCTGGCCGAACTGGCCGGTGCCGGTGATCCGCACGTTGAGAGTGCGCGCGGTCGCCGAGTCAGGATCCCACTGGAGAAGCAGGATCCGCGCAGCCGGATCGTCGTGGAAGAAGACCGTCTGCGTCATCGTCTGCGGGACACTCGTCGAAGAGGTCGCAGTGATGGTCGTCGCAGCGCCGAAGAACGTGAGGCTGCTGGAGATGAACCGCATCTGCTGCGTGGTCGCAACGACGATGGGGCTGTTCTCCCGTGCCCAGTTCGAAACGCCTTGAATTGAGGCTACCATGTGAGTGTTCTCCTTTCGTGCTCAGGTCGGGTCGAGCAGGTCGGTGACCAGCACGTTGCGGTTGCGGGCGGTCGTCGCGACCTCCCAGAAGCTGCGCAGCGCGGCCTGGAACGCGTCCCGGTTGCTGTCGCGGAAGAGGATGTGGCCGTCGTCGTCGATCCAGTGGGTCGGCGCCTCCTGGTACATCGCCCACGTGGCCTCATCGAGCGGGTAGAGCCGGCCCCACGTCGCGTCCTTGTCGGGCACGAACGCCTTGCCGTTGTACTCCAGCGCCTTGAAGCCGCCTTCCAGCTCCATGGTGTTGAAGAACCGCTTGCTGGCCTGGAGCAGGTTGAGCAGCGAACGGCGCAGGCCGTAGCTGGTGATGAACAGGGAGATCATGCCGTCGCCGGCCTGATCCGCCGCGTCCTCGGCCTGCTGGAGCACGTCCAGGTCCAGGGGGATCGCGATGCCACCGTTGTCGATCACCGGGGACTGCCAGACCGGAGTCGCGGTCGCGTCGATCTGGAGGTAGTTCGCCGTGGTGCCACCCGGACCAGGGATGCCGGTGTTGCTCACCGCACCGGCCAAGCCGACGGGTTCGTTGAACCGGCCCCACGAGCCATCGGGCAGCGAGCCCGGAACACCCGCGGTGTCGTCCGACACGCGGTAGAAGTAGAAGGTCCCGACCGCCGGGTTGACGGCGATCTCCGTGGAGAGCGTGACCGTCGAAGTCGGCACATCCACGCTGGAGATGGTCGCCGACCCGAGGAACTGGTCGGTCACCTCGTTGAAGCAACCGACGATCATGTTCGGCCGCAGGTACTGCACGCCTGGGCCGACGTTGGCGAACCCGCCCGGGTTGCTCACGGTGTAGACCAGCGTTCCGCCGGTGTGCGCACTGATCTGGCAGAGGCGGCCGGTGCCGTTGCCGAACAGCACGCGGTTCCACTCGTTCGCGAGGTCGATCGTTGCGCCGGTGATCTCCGTGTCCGCCACACGCGCGAACGCGCCCGCGTCGTTCTTCGAGGCCGCCACAGCGGTGCCGTCGAAGAAGATGCGCATGTAGCTGTACTTCATCGGGATCTTGATCGGCTCGAAGCGCTGCCGACCAGGCATCGGGAGGCGAGCCCCCGAAGCGATGAAGCCCTGACCCTCGTTGCGCCCGACGCGAATCGGGATCAGCGTGTAGCGGCCGGAGACGTTGACTTCGTCTCGCTGGAACCGCTTCAGGAGAATCGTCTTGGAGTTGAGAACGTCACGGATCGGTCCGAGGTAGAACTCCTTCAGGAGCTTGTCGAACAGAGCCGGCGTGATTGGGGTTGCGAACTCGATGCTCACGGTCTCGGTCCTCGCCCCTCAGATCAGGGGCGTGAGAACCGCTACCGAGCAGCGCTGGACCGGAGGAACCCCAGAACGGCGTTCAGCACGTTCTTGTTGGTGAGGTCCTTCCCGGTCATCGCCGGTCGGCTGGCGGCTCCTGGATCCTGGGGTCCCGGAGTCGCCGCGCTCTGTGAGCCGGCCGCGGTGTTGGAAGACTGCTTCGCGCGCAGGAAGTTGCCATACTCCGCGGCGTGCTCCGCCACGAGTTTGACCACATCCTGCTCTGCGTTGGCCGCGAGCGCGTTCTTCATCGAACGCAGTGCCAGCCCTGCCATGAGCGGGTCCTTGAAGACCTCGAACTTGGACATGAGGGACTGGACGCTCGCTTGGCGATCCTCGTCTGCCTTCACGGCGGAGCGCTGGTTCTCCCGGGCGATCAATTGCTCGATCGCGTGGAGAGCCGGTCGCAGCTCCTCCTTGAGGCGGGCAACGGCGGGTGTCTCGTCAGCCTGCGGAACGTTCAGGTCCTCGTCCACTTCGGCCAACGGATCGGCCTGCGGAACTGGGATCCTCTCGCCTCGCATGACTGCCTGCATCGCTCGCATTTGCTCGGGGGTCGCTGTCTTCGCCCAGTTGGCTACCGAGAGCGCAACGGCATCGTCGGTCACCTTGACCTTCTTGAGGGTCTCGGCTTCCTGGATGGCTGCCTCGGCACGCTGGGCCTTCTCGATGTACGAACCGAGCATGTCCACCGGCATCTCCAGTTCCTTGTCGCCCACTTTGACGCGGACGGTGGATGGAGCTGCGGCGGACTTGTCGTTCGACACCGGCGTGGTGGAGGACGTTCCCCCACCAGACGGGGCCGGCTCACTCGCTGCCGGCGATGGCGTCGGGGGCACGCCCCCCGAAGTGTCTTGGGTCTTGCCGTCCACCACGCGGGAGGAAGCGGCGCGTTGCGGGTCGTGGACCGCGCTCGGGTCCTTGCCAGCCTGAGTGCGAGCCTGCCGGATGAACGCGGAACGCTGGGCCATCGCGGTCGCCGCGGCGGTCAGGTCCATCTCTTCCGGAGGTGCGCTGCTCATCGACTAGCCCTTCTTGCCGTACTTGTCGCCGGAGCGAGAGTCCTCGGTCCCGGTCGGGCCACGGCCGGACTTGCCGGTGAAGTTCTTCTCACCGCCGTCCTCGTTCTTCTTGTCGGCGCCATACGGGCGCACTCGGCCTTCGTTGCAGACCTTCCCGATGTAGTTGTCCTTCGGGATGTCCTGAGCGACCTGGTAGTCCTTGCTCATTGCACTGCGCCTTTCACTTGCTTGAGCCGCTGCGCGCGGCAGTACGCCTCGTAGTCATGTTCCCACTCGGCGTGTTGGGGATGCTTGATTACGACAGAACCATCCGCCCGTGTCAAGGGCTTCGGTCCATACGGGTGGTAGATGATCTTCTGGTCGCGGGGTCCAGGTTGGGTCGCACGGACCATCTCCTCGGCCGCCTCACGCTGCTGCTGCTTGAGGTTCAGGTCGATCAGGTGGGCCTTCACTTCCGGCGGAAGCTGGTCCCACTGAAGATCATCGATCCTGAGGATCACGGCTTGACCCCAGCGGTGGTCCCGACCGTCGGCTGCCCTGCGCTCTCCCAGTTACGACCGGTCGGGCGGACGTTGTGGGCGAACAGTTGCGGGTTCTCCCGCTCGAAGTTGCGAAGCCGGATGAAGCGCGACGACAGCTCCCGCCGCATCGCTTCCTCCCACGGCTCTCTGATGACGACGTATCCCTTGCCGTTGCGTCCTGGGACGATGCCGCCCTCGGGGCCGAGCGCCAGTTCGTGGGCGCAGTAGCGGCAGATGGGCTTGCGCGGGTGGCGGGAGCGGTGGACCGCAGCGGGGTCGCCGTTCTCCTGGGTGGTGGCGATGCGGTCGAACGGGATGTGCGTGGGCGGTTCGTCGATGGTGACCTTGCTGCCGTCCGGGCCTGGGATCTCCCACTTGGTCCCGAGGAAGTCGAGCCCGAGCCGACCGCAGTTCCGGCAGAGGTAGGAGTACTTCCGCGTGGTCGGATCCGATCCCTCGGCGAACTGCGGGATCGGCATCCCCATGGTTCGCAGCTTGTCCTGCTCGCGCACGGGAAGCTGCTTGAGCAGCGAAAGCACGTCGGCGGCGGTCTGGGGCGGCTGTCCTGAGGGAGCCTTCGGCCCCGGGGTCATCGTCTTCTGGTCGGTCACGCTGCGGTCTCCTGCGCTTGGCCGGGGGCTTTCTGCTTTGGATTGCCTTGGTTGTTCATGCCAGCGCCGCTCCCGCCCCGACTGGGCTGCGACGCCTCACCCTTCTCGCCCGGAGCCCCGCGCATGGCGGCCTGCATGGCCATTTGCTGCTGGAGCTTCGCGGCGACCATATCTGAATGGATCTTGCAGTGAGCATCGACTGCTTCCTGCACTGCCGGCGGCAGCATCTCGTACGTGTCCGAGTGCCGGAACCGATTGTGGATCGCGAGGTGCGCTTCGTGATCGTCGAAGTCGCGCACCACGGGGAACGGCTCGTTCGCGCCCTTGAGGCGGAACCGCTCGTTCTCGATTTCTGCGCGACGCTCGCTGGCCTCAAGCTCCGTGAACAAGGTCGCGGAGTCGCCGAGGTCGAGCACCTTGGTAATCATGCGCAGGTGCTGCCGATCCATCGGGTTCAGCACGCCAAGCTGCACGAGTTCCAGGACCTTCTCGGCCTCGCTCGCCCGCGACTTCGGCATGAGGCTGCCGGGGCGGATGAGCACGCGGTCGTTGTTGCGCAGGTCGTCCCCGCGGAAGTACTGCACGTCCTGTGCGCGCTCGGTCCCGTGGAGCGAGACGAGGCGGTAGTCCTTGTAGTACTTCGACGCGAACTTGAGCACCATGGAGCCCAGGTTCTCCATCGCGGTCTCTAGCGAGCGCGCGGCCGGCGCCAGCACCGAGTCGTCCTTCTCCTGGAGCATCTGGATCGCCACGCCGGAACGGACGCCCTGGGGCACCTTCGCCTGCGTGACATCCTGCTGCGACGCGATCGTGTTGAGGTCATCGATCAGATGCTGGGTGACGAGTTCATGGATGCCGTCGATGCCGGCCAAGTTCGGCGCGAGCGGAACCGGCATCTGGTAGCCGCGGTTGATCCAGACCATCTGGCCCGGTTCGCTGGTCATCACGTTGACGCCGCAGCCCTTCTCCAGACCCCATTTCGGCTGTCCCATCATGTCGCGAATCTGGTGGACGATCGTGCGCGAGCGGTTGAGTTCCGCTTGGATCGGGGTCAGGTCAGAGACCATGCCCTTGGACCAGAAGCGGGTCGATACCGGGGCGTAGTCGGCCTTGACGAAGGGGTACTTGATGCGCAGGTCCTTGTACGGATGCTTCTCGTTGGAGAGGATCACGTCCTGCGAGCAGACCACGAGGCGGCCGTCCGGGTTGCGGCGGGTGGGCGGTTCCCACATCTCGCGGATCGTGGCCATCTCCTCGCCGTGCTTCTCCTCGACCGCCGAGAAGTAGCCGAAGGTTGGGACCACGGTCTTGATGCGGCGCTGGAAGTAGTTGCGCCAACCGGGCTCTCGGTCTGGCCGGACCTGCTTGGCCAGCGACGGCGAGTAGCGGTTCCAGATTTCGCTCATCGTCATCTGGCGCACGTGCATGACCCATTCGCAGGAGTCGAGCGTGCTGCCGGCCGAGAGCGTCGGCACGATGAGTTCGAACGGGGCCACCGAGCGCACGCGGATGTCGCCGCTGGGGCTCTCGATGTAGTACTTCCCGTCGTCCAGGAATTGCTTCACCTCAGGGGACAGTTCGCTCGGCGGGATCGGGCTCTTGAGCACCGGGTCGTAGTAGATCCGGGTGGCTCCGTCGGCCCACTCGTCCCACTCCACCTTGCCGAGGCCGACGCCGGCCACCGGCATCCACCACGCCATCTCGTTGCGCGCCCCGTCGATGCCGATGGTCTTCTGGGTACCGAACAGGAACGAGGCCGCGACCTTGGCCGCCTGCTGGTCGCTGATGTCCGGGGACTTGGGTAGCACGTCCCACTGGATCGGCGCCGAGGTCAGCCGCGACTGCTGGCGCATGATGAGCGGCAGGAGCCGGTTGCCGGTGTAGCGGCGGCGCCACGTGGGGCTCGGCGTGTCCTGCTGCTCGATCTGGAACATCGAGCCGATGGAGGGCACGCGCTGGAGACCGATCGCGTACATCACGTTGATGAACCACTCGCGCTCGAACTGGTACTTCGAGAGCGACGTGGTGTCCCCGCCGAAGCGGGAGTCACACAGCGCGAGGGCCTCCGGGTCGGTCAGAGACCGCTTCGCGTACCATGCGGCTGGGGCCGTCTGCGGTTGCGGCACACCACGGATGGTGATGGAGGACATCCCCGGTAGTGGACCACGGAGATGGCCGCGTTGTCAAATCCACTACCCGACCTTCCCCCGCTGCATCTCGGCGACCTCGACCGCGATCTTCTCGTCGGGGATGCCCTGCGCTCGGCGCTGCTCGATGTAGGCTTCGGCTTCGTCGTCCAGGTGGAACTGCGGACCTGCCGGTTCTTCCTGCGGCGGAGGGGATGGCTGGCTACGCACGCGGCGCGGCATCGGGGCAGGCGACGGGATCGGGACGGCAACGGGGATGCGGCCGTCCACGGCTTCCCGCAGTGCCTTCATCATCGCCATCTCGCGCTTGTGCGCCTCCTCGGTGATATCAGCCACCTCGTCCTGAAGTTGGCGCCGCTCGCGGTAGGACAGGATGCGCTCGCAGATGGCCCAGAGCGCAAAGGGCAGCCACAGCCAATCAGTCAACGTAGTCCTCCTGCGATCGTTCTTGTTCTCGGGCCTCTTCGGCCTTGTCGTTCAGCGCCCAGAAACGGGCGCTCATCTCGTCGAGGTGTGCGTACTTCTGGCTTTCGGTGGGCGGGGCGCTGCTCAAGAGTTCTTCCATGCGGACGCGAAGCGCGATGCCGTAGGCGAACACGCGGTCGTCCTTGTTGGCCCCGATGCCGCGCTCCTGCCCCTGCGAATCGAACTGCATCGTGCGCATCTCGGCCAGCAGTTCCTCGCACGGGATGTCGCACGAGTCCTCGGCCAGCATCTCGTGAATCGACGCGATGACCAGTGGGCGCGTCTGCTGGGTGGTTTTGTGCCCGAAGAACGTCTGGAACTTCGCGTCCAGCTTGTTCACCATCGGCGCGACGTAGAAGTTGGGGTAGCCCCAGTCGAAGAGGTTGGCCTGCACCGCGTTTCCTGGCCCGGTCACTTCCACGGCGATCAGCGCCTGGTTGTAGAACATCCCGAGGTTCATGCAGATGTGGGACAGTTGGGTAGTGTCAACGTATCCGTGCCAGATGCCCATGAACTGGGCGCTGCGGCGGTCGATGATGATGGCGCAGGAGAAGTCGCGGGACTCGCGTGCGGAGGAGCGAGCCTTGCCGAAGCGGTGGGCCGGAGCCTTGCCTTCGGCCACGTCCACGCCCATGACGTAGTTGCGGCCGTGGATCGGCGGAGCCCACAGCTTGAGGTTGCCGCCCTGGGACGGGATCAGGTCAAGGGGCATCGGCCTTCACGAACTTGGAGCACGAAAGCACGTCGCGCAGTTCGCCGCGGAACAGGGTGCAGATGGCACGCTGGCCGCGGACGTTCTCCTGGGTGACCACGAGCGCATGGCCGCAGCCGTGGCACATGGTGACGGCGCCCTTCTCGTGGGCGGCGAGGACGGCCTGCTCGCTGGTGGAGTAGCCGAGGTCGTCTGGTCCGACGGACCGCTGCTGGCTCGGGGGCAGGTGGGACTGGTTACTCGGCATCGGGTCTCGGCTCCTTGTCTGCTTCGCGCATCTGCTGTTCGAGATACGCATGGTACTGGAATCGCTCCAGCTCGTCCGCGGGCGGGAGCTTGTCCTTCCACCGCGCGGCCCGCCACTGGGCGAAGGTCTGGATGGTCACGCCCTGCTGCTTGCGCCGCTGGAAGAGGCGCACGAAGTCGCGGACGAAGTTGGGCATCCGCGAGAACGGGCCGTGGTGGTAGTCGGGCTTGCGGCGTTCTTCGCGCGTCGTGCGGGTCATGGCTGCGCCACCGTGCTCGTGTTCCGGTTCGGGAACTGCCGCCCGTTCTGCGACCACACGAGGTGGCCCTGGAAGTAGGGTAGCGTACACTTCCGCCGCAGTTCCTCGATGCGCCTCTGATCGAACACCGGCCGGCCCGAGGACAGGAACGCCTCCATCGAGAACGATGGGTACTCCTGCTTGCGGATGTCGGCGTTGTTGCGGCAGTTGTTGCGCCGGACCCACAGAAGCCACGCCATCTGGTCGATGCCCAGCTTGTACTGCTTCATGGCGTAGCGCTCGTCCTCGTCCAGAGCCGCCAGCACGCGCTCGGTCAGGTCCTCGGGGACCTCCATGCGGTTCTCGGCGCCCTGCCACCACGGGACGAACAGCGGGAACCAGTCGTTCTCGCCGCGCTCGGCCTTCGCCCACAGTTCGTAGAACAGGTTGTCCATGCCGTTGGCCGTGGACTCGATGATGATGCCGGTTCCGGGCTTGCGGGAGACGGTCTGCATCACCGCGTCGTGAACCACCTCCGCGTTCTCGTAGAAGGCGAACTCCGAGAGGTGCAGCCAGTTCACGCCGAGGCCGCGGGTCACCTGGTCGTTGTTGGCGGTGACGACGGTGTACTTGCCGCCCTTGCTGGTCTGGATCTCATCGCGGCGGTCGGTCTTTACCGCCGGCTTGAACGGCAGCATGTCCACGACGCGGGAAGACATGCCGAAGAGTTCCATCGCCGGTTCCTTGTTGTGAGCGATGACAGCACAGCGGAACATCGGCTGCGTGAGTACGCGCTTGGTAAGGTACATCTGGACGAAGGTCGAGAAGCCGAGACGCCGCGCCTTGAGCACGAGGATACGGACCGGCTTTTTCTCGCGCTCCATGCGCTGGATGTGCTGGTGTAGGACTTTCTGGCCGTAGTTGAACTTGATGGTGACGAGCGGGTTGCCCTGGTCCTCGACGCGGATCTTGAACCATGACTGGATGAACTCCTCCTCGGTCTTGGACTGTTGGAGGAGCGCGTCCCAGCCGAAGTTGGCCACGCGCTCGTCGGCCTCTTCCTTGGGTCGGCCCTTGAGGGACGCACGAAGCTGCTCGGCCGCCTTGTCGATGGCGCGGATGACGCCGATCTGCTCGGGCGTCCAGAGGCGGGAGAGTTCAGCTTCGTCGATCACTTCTTGCGTCTCTGCCTGCGAAACTTGCGCTCAATGACCTGAATCCTCGCTACCTTCCAAAGGTATTCTTTGCTCTGCCAATTGGCAGAGTCGGCAAGGTACGTCAACGGCGCATCGGTCTTCACCTCGAAGAGGATGTAGACGCGCCTAGGCTTGCGGCCCATTGCCCAATCCGCCAGATGGTAGAGTTCTTCGGCTTTGTCGATCACGTCAGGCTTGCGCGGAACTTCTTGGCGAGGGCCACGTGCTTCTCGTGGTCACTCTTGCCGACCACGTTGACCTGGACCTGGGACAGCTTGAACCTGAAGCCAGGCCACTCGCTCTCGCTATCCCATGAATACGGCTTCTTGAGAATGCACAGCGGCACATCCGTCTCAATCTCCAGGGTCACGATCACTTTGCGCATCTTCATTGCTGCGCCTCACGGACCTTCTCCAGTTCGCGCTCCAGCTTGGGATCGACCGGCTGCTCGTCGGGGTTCAGCAGCGCGTCGGCCTGCGCTCGGGTGCAACGCCAGGAACCGCGGAGCGCCTGGACATGGAGGACGATCAAGTCACTCTCGTCCCACGTCCCGTCATCGCGCGCCATCTGGATCGGCTCCATCGGAAACGACCTGGAGTACCAAACGATTGTGGCCGTGTCATCCCCAAGCGCGTAGACGATCCTTGGGTCTGACTCAAACCCAAGGATTGCGACCGAGACCAGTTCCCCGTGCCACGGCTTGGCCGCGCTAACCTGCGGGAGTGCGATCGAGCCCTCCTTGGTCTTGGGCTTCGCTGGGCGCACCACCACGAAGTCCTTCGCTGGGTAGAACGGGATCAGGTCCGGGGTCGGCTGCGGGTCGGTCATTGTTCTCCTTGTAGTAGCAGATGATGAGGGATCGGAACTCCTCGGCCGTCATGGTGACTAGGATCGGCGTCTTGCGGCCCTTGCCGGCGCGCAGCTTCGTGAACACGACGCCAAACTTCTCGGTGTCCTTGGCCATCTCCTCGGCCAGCTTGGTCAGTTCGGCGAGCGACATGCGCTGGACCAGCTTGCACTGGCCGCGGAAGGCGTCGGACTCCACGTCCAGCCGCTCACCCGAGTTCGACCAGAACCTCTTGCCGTTGATGAGCGCCGCGCAGTCGCGCTCGAACTGCTTCCACGGTTTGTCGCTCATCGTGCGGCCTCCAACAGAGCCTTGATTCCCGCAAACTCTTCCTCGGTCCATCCACGGTCCGGGTTGTTGTTGCTGTAGTCGTCCAGATCAATCGGGGTTTCCTTCGCCCACGAATCGTAGTCACCGTGACGACCATCCGGAGCCGTTGCCGAGTCCACGTAGTCGAAAGAATCGCAGTCGTTGAAGATCACGATCTCCCAGTCCCCGAACATGAAATGGACTTCGCCGGCGTAGGTGCTCTTCCACGTCTCGTGCCCAAACTTGATTCGCACAGGGACTTCACGCTTGAGCGCGCGGCGCATCTGCTGGCGAACTTCCTCTGCGGGGAGATGGTCAGCCACGCTTGACTCCCTTCGGCATCCACTTGGCGATGAACCGCTTCACGTCGCTCATGCGGACGAGGACGCGGGAGCCGCGGCGCTTGGTCTTCAGCTTCTCGCCGCAGATGCCGAAGCGGCGCCAGTTGTCGAGCCGCATTCGATCGAGACCGAGGTGCTTGGCGATGATGGGGATGGGGAGCAGGTCGCTCATGTTGGCGGCACGATGGGGGCGTGGTTGCCTGGAGTCAACAGCTTTCTGTATAACCCGGGTAGGCTCGATGGTAGCCTTCGGGACATGGAACCGAAACCCTACACGAACGAGGTCTTTGCCATGGTGCTCAAGTGAACTGGTGGTGGTGGATCTTCCGTCCGTTCCCGAAGACGGGCAGCCCCGGCGGTCCGGGCGGCAACCTGGGGGAGAGCTGACCATGCCGCCCCTCGGGAAGTCGAACAACCCGAAGGGCCGCCCCGGGATTCCGGGCGGCGTGGCGGACCAGCGGCGGGATGCGCGGGCGTGGGTCATGCGCCTTCCAGTTGCGGTTCAGGCCATGCGGATGCGGCATGGCAAGCGCTGGAAGGTCAAGCTGTACGACATCTGCGCGACCGACGTGGCGCCGAACGTCCCCGGCCTGTGGGTCTACGTGGGCGTGGCGAGCATCCGGACGAAGGTCCCGGAGGGGCAGGTGCTGGCTCGACTCTCCACGCGGCCGTTCTGCGCGGCGCTGTTCCGGAAGGCATGAAAGAAGCGCGCCCATGCAAGGCGCCCGGTCATGCTTGCACGCCGGCTGGAAAGTGGCAAGATGAAAAGAATCGGGCCGGCAGCCCTTCATGGTGGAGAAGCTGCGCGGCCCGAAAAGAGGTCAACGGTGAGAAGACACCTAGAGGCT